TACGGGTGTGAGAAATGCGAGGGACAGCGATGGCTGAGCGTAGACCGGATGCCCTACCCGAAGATCAACGAGCCCAAGCGTTCGTGAGACTCACCGGGCGGCTGGAGACCACACCGGTATTGAAGCAGATCAAGCCGGGCCAAGGGCACTTCTGCGAGGCGGAGGTCTGGGCGGGGGACGGCAACCTGCCCGTACGGTTCGTGGGCCAACAGGCCCAGGAGATAGCCCGCTGGCGGAAGGGATGCAACGTGGTGCTGGAGGGTGAACTGAAACACTACGAGTGGAACAACGGCGGGCGGGGCGCCCGGCGGCGGATGGTGGTGCTGTGCCGCAACATCCGGTCGGTGCAGTCACCTGAGCCGGAGATGGTGTTCGGAGGGGACCGGGCATGACGCAACTCCAACCGGACGAAACGCTCGAAGGGATCGCAAAGGCCAAGGGAAGTGAGTGTGATATCAGGCCGATGCTGGCCTGCATTATTCGCGAGTTTGGTGGATACGAGGGCATAGCCAAGCTGCTGTTCACCGACTACTGCGAATTGCCTGCAAAGTCGCCCTCACGCGAAAGGTTGTTGACGAACGTGTTGCGGCTCATCGGGCACGCAACTGTTACAGATGCCTCTGGTGGTGAAGGCCAGGATAAGGATGAGGTTGAACGGGCGATCAAGGCCAAGATACGGGAACTACTCAAGATAGACGAAGATTAAGATGACGGTTGACTGGACCAGCATGGTAGAGGGGACGCCCAAACCGCCTCCTCGCAGCCCTTCGCCGTTGAGGCGGCTGAAGATGGCCGAGATTCGCGCGCTGGCTGTGCAGTTGGTCCAACGTCAACGGGAAGGTCTGCTGGCCTACTGTCCATTGCCCGGGCTGGAGGAGTTTCACCGATCCCGAGCCCATTGGCGGCTGGCGGTGGGCAGTAACCGGGCCGGCAAGAGCGTGGCCGTGGCCGCCGAAATAGCGAGGGCCGTGACCGGCCAGGACCCACACGACAAGTATCGCAAGAGGGACGGGCGCGTGCTGATCGTGGGGAAGGACGTAGAGCATTTGGGCAACCCGATCTGGTCTCTGCTGGGCAGGCCGGGTGCGTTCAATACCGTCCGGGACCGGCAGACCGGGAAGCTGCGGGCACTGCGGCCGCGCACCGATGACCCCGCGCGGCTCGACCCGGACGATCTCGCACGCCGCGCCGAGTGGCGGCCCAGCGAGCCGTTGATCCCCCCCAGGATGATCCGAAACATTGCATGGGAGGAACGCAAGCGGGGCATCCCGCGGATGGTAACGCTGACTAACGGCTGGGAGATGTGGTTTCGCAGTGGCGGTTCCGACCCGCCGCGGGGCATCCAGCTCGATATAGTCTGGTTCGACGAGGAATTCGACAACCTGGCGTTCTACGCCGAGAGCAACGCCCGGCTGGTCGACCGCGAAGGGGTGGGGATCTGGTCGGCCACGCCCGACGTGTCGACGCCCCAACTGGCCGAACTCTACGAGCGGGCCGCCGACTCCACGCAGAACATTGAGTCGTTTGAGGTCCAGATTTCCGACAACCCGTTCCTTTCGCCGGAGGCCAAGGAAGAGTTTCGCCGTAGCCTGACGACCGAGGAAGACCTGGAGGTCAAGTTCTACGGTCGGTTCTCGCTGTTTGGCCGCCGGGTCTATTCGTGCTACCGCCCGGAGGGTGAACACGGGTGCGAACCGTTTGATATTCCGGAGGACTGGGCGCGGTACGTGTTCCTGGACCCGGGCCGCCAGCGGGCGGGTACCATCTTCGCGGCCATTGATCCGGACGAGAAACATATCTGGATCTACGACGCCTTCCCACTGAAGAATGCCAATGCCAACCGCTGGGCGGAGTTGGTGGCCGAGCGGCAAGGCGACTGGAAGTTCGAGGCGATGGTGATCGACAAGCGATTCGGCCGCCAAGGGCGGGCCGGACAGGACGACCGCAGCGTGGCCGAACAGTATTGGCAGGCGCTGAAAGACCATGGCGTCGAACCGCGGGTGATGGGGCCGCTGGCCGGGTTCTTTGCCGGCAGCGATGACATCATGTTCCGCGAAGAGGCCCTGCTGGACTGGATGCGGGTACGGGAGTGCGGGCCGTTTGAGGGCAGTGCCAAGCTGCGGGTTTTCAAGAACATCTGCCCCGAACTGCATAAGGAAATCCAGGAGGCGTACTACGATCGCAAGCGGCCCGACAAGCGGGTCAAGCTGCGGTTGTCCGACCTGATTGAGGCCCTGGAGTACGGGGCATCGGTCGCGCCCCGCTACCAGCGTCCCGAACAGATCCCCGTCAAGACCCAGACCGCCGCCGAACGGATGTGGGAGAAGAAGCAAAAGAACGCCAGTCGCAGGAGACGGCAGCCAGCCGTCGTGTAGCCGCCATACCAGTAGGAGTATCGTGATGAATGAAGAAAAACAAGGGTGGAAGGGCCCCCAGATGGAACAAGGAGACCGGGTTTACTTTGTCAGGCACCCGGCACAGATGGAGACCTCGCGCAGGATGATGGGCTTTGTAGTGGAGGTGTCGGGCCAGACGTGTGACATCGTCACGTTCAGACGGGGCCTCCCCCAGTGCTGGACGATGTGCCGGCATGTCGATGACCCCGGTGGCAGGAAGCCGACGCTCTTCGAGAACGATCACTACGGTCTGTACAAGCTGGCCGACTCGGAAGAAAAGGTTCGCCTGGCCGTGAAGCAGTCGCAGGAGGCGGTGGCCGCTTGTGCGGAGTTCGCCCGGCTGTTGGCCGACGTGCATGTTCCGCCGGGGGGCAACGCCCCGTCGGAAACTGTCCTCCCAAGCTCCGAGCCCACCAAGCCTCGCAGAGGACGGCCCCCCAAACAAACCCCGGTAGAGGCCGGCGATGCCGTCTAGTCCTAGGGACATCCTGAGCAGTATCGTGGGCCTCTGGCGGCGACAACTGAACGTCGCGGCCGAGGTCAAGCACCGCCGGTTCGGGAAGATGGCTGCGCGCTGCTGGGATTTCTTGGGGGCAGACTACGGGGACCTGTATAAACCGCCGCTGCCGGTGGATGGGGAAGAGTATCCGGAGCTGCAGGAGCCGATCTACAAGATCCGCCGCAACCTGACGTTCGACTACGTGGCCACGTTCCTGCCGTTCGTGTTCCACCAGGTGCCACACCGGCAGGTGGAGCCGTCGAGGCACGATCCGCCGCCGGAGATGTTCGGGATGCCGCCGGGGCAACCGATGCCACCGGGGCCGCTGGCCATCCAGGACCGCACCCGGGCCTGGCTGATGCAGTGGTGGCTGAACTACACGCCCACCGAGTACGACTACCGGGGCGAGTGCCGCCGCAGTCTGATCGAGGCCCTGGTCAAGGGCCGCGGTGTGCAGTGGATCGAGATGGTCCCGGGCAGTACGGGCGGGCTGATCCCCGCGGCCATGTACGGCAGCGTGAACGACCTGAACATCGACCCCGACGCCGACCGCCTGAACGAGGCGGGCTGGTGCAGCCGACACCGCCGTAGCAGCGTGTGGCGGCTGGCCGAACAGTATGGCCTGCCCCGCAAGGAGCTGCAGGGCCGCATCCATTCCTACCAGAACCAGGCGGGACAGGAAGAGGGGGAACCACCGGTAGCGGACGATGGGCGAACGGGCGACGATCGCCAGGGTGATGTAGCCGAGTACGACATCATGTGGACCCGTGGCCTGGGGCTGGGACAGAAGCTCCTGGGTGGCGACGACGCCCTGCGCGAACTGGACAGCGGTGTGGGCCGGCTGGCCCAGATAGTCGAGTCGCTGGGCCACAACTGTTGGCTGGTGATCGTACCGGGCCTGCCGTACCCGGCCAACCTTCCGCCGGAGGTCATGGAGACTGCGACCGACGCCGAGATCAAGGCCCGCCTGGAGTGGCCCATCCCCTTCCATCAAGAACAGTCCAATCCCTGGCCGTTCGTGGTCTGCGATTTCTATCCCGACACCGATTCGTGTTGGGCCCAGAGTCCCATCAAGGCGGCGTTGCCGTTACAGGAATTCATCGACCGAACCTATAGCTTTATGATGGGCCGGGTGCGGGCTGCCTGTAAGTTGGGGCTGGTCTGTGACGCGGGACTGGAAGAGGACTTTACCAATTGGCTGAAGAGTGGCGTCGATCTGCAGATCATCCAAGTCAAGGGCCACGTCGCCGAAGACCTTCAAAAGAAGTTCGCCCAAGTGGAGTTCAAGCAACTCCACGCGGACCTATTGAAAGTAGTCCAGATGGTCGAGTTGGCGTTTGAGAAATCTACTGGCATGACATCCCTGTTGCAGGGTGCCCAGGGTGGCACCCAGATTCGTTCGGCCTCCGAGGCCCAGATTCGCCAGGGCCACAGTATGAACCGGCCGGAGGATATGTCGGAGTGTGCCGAGGACTGGCAGTCAAGGTTGGCCAGAGCCGAGGGGTTCGCGACCCGGGTGCTGGTCCCTGGCGAGGTGGTGGCCCCACTGTTCGGCGAACAGCAGCAGGAGACCGTGTTGGGGGCTCAGCCCGGTCCGTTCACCCAGGCGTGGCAGCAGTTGGTCAACGCGCCGCCAGAGGTGGCCGCCGCGGAACTCTCCTACCGGATCGAGGCGGGCACGGCCCAGCGGCGAAATAAGCAGACGATGACGGCCAACGCCGAGATGTTGATGCAGGCGCTGGGGCCGACGCTGCTTCAGTACGTTGCCATAAACCCGGCGCCCTGGAACGCCTTGGTGCGGTTCCTGGGCGATGCCTACGGGATGCGGTTGGACGACATGATGCTGGCCCCGCCGCCGATGCAACCGCAGATGCCGGGCCAGCAGCCAGCGCCCGGTCCGCCACAACCCGGACAGCAGCCGGCGCCCCAGCCGATGTGAGGTAAACCATGGCTACCGTCGAACAAAAACAATATCGTGCCAAACGCCGCCGCGAACTGCGGGGAACGATACCGATACCAGCCATCCAGGGCACGGACTCGCAGTTTCTCAAGGGTACACACGACGACGATGGGTTCGGCAGCGACGAGATGAGCCGCCAGATAGCGTATCGAAGGGCAGCCGCCGCGGGTGTGACCCCCTCGGGCCGCTACATTTCGCAGCTTGCCGACAGCCTGGGCGACCCCAAGGCGTGGATGGACACGACCGCGGACGCGAGGCGGGCCTGCGAGCAGGGAGGCTACAGTTGCGACGGGGCTGTGAAGGTCAGGGCCCGGCCCGTCGATACACCCGACCCGTGGGACGAACCCTACGAGGTGGCCGACGACGTCGTGCAGGAGTCGGTCGATAAGGAGTTGGCCGGCCAACAGGTCAGCACACAAGAACGCGCGGACCTGGAGCAGTCGCATCGGCGGCGGGCCTCCGGGAAAGATTGAAAGGGAAACCACAGTGGGATATCAATTTGCGATTGGCAGTTCGTACCAGCATCTGCTGTACCAGCAGATGGCGGTCACCAGCACGGCCCGGCTCTTGAGTGACTTGGTCACCGTCCCGGCCGAGGCGGTCACGGTGCGGATGCAGCCCACGGGGGCCGGCATTCGCTACCGGCACAACACCTCTCCTATGGCTAATACGGGAAACCTTATGTCGTCGGGCGACGTGGAGTACCCGGCGGGTCCAGTGGCGGACATCCGGGTGATCCGTGAGGCCAGTACCGATGCCGTGCTGAACCTTGACTTCCAGGGGCACAAGGCGTGAGTCAACCTCAACTGTTCACATACTACGATTGCGTGGCCTCTGCGCAGGATTTCCTGGGCGGCGCCAATGTGATTAGCGCCATGCGGGACGTGCGCCGTGTGATCCACGAGGCGTACCGCGAACTGGGCGAGGCGTTCGGTTGGAGCTGGCTGCACCGGCACGGGCGGGTGCAGTTGAAGGCCACCTATTCCACCGGGACGGTAGGCTACAACAACACCAGCCGGGTCCTGACCCTGGCCACTGGCTCTTGGCCGAGTTGGGCGGCCGACGCCACCGTGAGGATCGGCGATGCGACCCACCGGGTCCAGACGCGGACCAACAACACCAGCCTGGTGCTGGACAGCACGATGAACCCCGGCCAAGCGGTGGCCTCGGGCACGTCCTACCAGGTATACCCCACCTGTTACACGTTGGAGCACGACTTCCTGAACATGATACAGCCCCAGCCGGAGTCAGAGTGGTGGGGAGTCGAGGAGGTCAGCTACGATGAGATGATGGCCCTGGACCGCTACCGCAGCACGGCCGGTGCCATGCGGGCGTTCTGTGTGCGGGAGGTGGAGGATCTGCACGGCAGCTACGGGCTCTACCTCCACCCGGCCGCCGACGCGGCCAAGACGGTGGACTACATCTACCAGCGGCGGGGCCGGCAGTTGAGGTACACGGGCCACGACGTCGCCGAGACCGTGGGCACGATCAGTGTCACGGCCGCCGGGGTGGTGACCGGCAGCAGTACCACGTTCGACAGCAAGATGGCCGGCTCGGTGTTGCGGATCGGCACGGACGGGACCAACACCCCCACCGGCCTGGACGGGCTCTACCCTTACAGCGATGAGCGGATCATTGCCACCTACACCAGCGCCACCGCGCTGACCTTGGACGGCACCACCACCGCTCGCAACAACGTGAAGTACGTTGTTACCGACCCGGTGGACATCAACCTCTCGCTGGCCAACGCGATGCTGGCCTGTATTCGCAAGCGGCTGGCCGTGCAGCGGAACCTCAAGAACAAGGTCGAGTACGTGGCGCTCTACGAGGAGGAGCTGCGGCGAGGCAGACAGAACGACCAGCGAACCCGCCAGCCGCAAGTAATGGGCGGGGGCCGGCGGATAAGACGCCGGCTCACCGCACCGATTGGGACGGACTTAACCTAAAGGAGAATTCGATGGCACTAAGTGACCAAGTAAAACGGGCCCTGAGCTACGCCTGCGCGGCGCATGGTACAGGGGCGGCCGTGGCCACGGCGATTGACGCCAACACGCTGAAGACCAGTTTCTCTGCCTCGGCGGCAGTGGTGTTGAACACCGCCAAGACGAGTATGCCGACCTGCGCCGTGGTAACGGCAACCAGCACTACCGCCACGACGACGTGGCTGAAGTCAAGAGTCGCAGCGGTTATCACAAGCCTGCAAGCAAAGAGCCACATGGCTTCCTAATGGAACGTCCCCGCAACACGATTGCGATCCGCGACTTCACGGGCTTGGTCAGCAACCGGGGCCCGTTGGTCGGCAAGCCGGGCGATGCGCGGGTGATGAAAAACCTGCGCTGCCGTACGCCCGGGGTGCTCGAAGTTCGGGCGGGGATCAGACCGGTGAAGTTC